GCGGAATCACTATGAATAACAATTCTTTCATTGGGCTCGCGGTGAGTGGAAGCGAACTCTAATGCTTCGCAGATTGCTTTTAGTTCCATTCTCTGATTAGTAGTATTAGTTTCGCTTCCACCGCTTTCATTGATAGAGTTTCCGTCTCTTGTCGCAACAAAAGCCCAACCGCCAAATGTCGTAGTGCCAATTTTTTTTAATGAACCATCTGTATAAATGTTCATTGTTATAATTTTTTCTTTACTACGCTTTTCCATTTCTCTCGCCCTTTCTTCTTTTTATTATTATAATACAAAATAAGAAAAAAGTCAAATATTATTCTTCTTCTTCTTTTTCTTTTAGTTCAGGTAATCCAGCAACACTGGTTAATAGACTTAAAATACCTGCTAAAACAGAAGCAGAAGCAACTAATGCCCAATTTACCTCAGACATTGCTAAAGAAGTTCCAATTGTAGCAACAGCAGTCTGAGCAATGGTTTTAATAGCGCGGACACCTGCGGCCGCGATCCATTCTTTAAAGTTGTATTTCATAATCAATTACCTCCTAATTGTTTCAATTCCTCTTCACTTTCTGGAAGAGCCATAATTTCTTCGTAATAATGTTTACCCTGTCCATTTCCTTTTAGTTCGTCATGATAAATGTGATAAATTTCTTTAACCTCTCTTTTTTCAGCCTCAGAAGCCCATTTTTTCTAAACAACTAATATTCCACGCCATGTATGCAGTGTATCAAATAGTTCCATTTTTGTGCCTTCACTAACCGTTTTCATGGCTTCTTTCATTGAGCCTACATCTGCTTCTATACCATTCATTCGCTCTGATAAATGATTGATAGACGAGGTTATTTTATCAATATTTCGACCAATTGATTCTAGTTGTTTATGATTATTACCACATTTATCTAAAAAGTCTTGTAGCTGTTCATTTCTTTTCTTCCAATTATAATATTTAGTTGGAATACCTTTAACAGCAGCCCATAGTTTGGGTAGAAAATCTTTCCATCCCATGAGTACTCCCCTCCATACTATTAAATAAGTTATCCTGGTAGTTGTATATTAGATAAAGTTTTATTAATATTATTTGCTATATCTAATAATCCTGCTAAAAATAAAATTTTTATACTTACGGCTTTTTCAGCCTATGCAGCAACATCGCCCCACGGATCATCAGTTTCAAATACACCATTTCTATTTTTAATCATTCCTTCGTTCATATGGTTTATAATTGTTACTGCGCCACCGCGACGGCTGGATTCATATGCTTTATATGCATTATCTCTACATGCTTTTAATTCTTCTAATGTCTAATTTAAAACAAATGATCCTGGAACATAAATTCCATTTACAGCATATAAATGTAAAATTTTAGGAGTTGTATATCCTGTTTTTACTCTTTCAGATACGCCGGCAATTATTTCTGCTTCCGCGCTCCCTTCATCAAATAGTGCGAATACTATTAATGAACCTAAATAATCTTCTATAATATTTTTATTTTTTTCACCAACAAGACTGTTTGGTGAGCAGTTAATTATTGCGGATTTTAACCAAAGCATATCCTATTCATTAATTGGCATATTTGCTGCGGTAAAAATTTCATTTATATTATCTAATTGTTTTTGTAAATTTGCGCCTAAACTGCCGCCTATAAAACCTATATCATTTTGATACTAATTATAGGTTTTCATTGTTGAAGATTCAAAAAAACTATCTCCAAAAACATCGAGAATTTTTTTTCGTTTCTCATTCATTTCCTCTTCTGAATCTCCACGTTTTTCGGCTTGCTCTTTATACTGTTTCCATTCTTTTCCTGCGGAAGTAGCTTCATTCTCCAAATCTTGTTCTATTTGCTATTGAGTTTTTAAAGCATTAAAAAATGCGTCCGCGTTTGCTTTATAACTATTAAATGAATCATCTTCTTTCGTGGATTTACTAAGAGTATTATAGAAATCTTGTACAAAATTTTTTACATAATCTTCACTTATTTTTTTTATTTTGGCGGCCATTTCTTCTGATATGTCTTTTGCTTGTTGATCAATCATTTCTTTAATAGGTTTACTTAAATCAGGAACAGAATCATCAACATAAATTGCTACGACAAAGTCATTTTTTTTGTTTAATTTACCTATCCAATCATTTAAAGTATTGCTTGATCTTAATGATTCCTATATACCTTGTTTAATTTCACTAAAAGTTGGAGCGCCAACAGAAATTTTTTTATTTTCAACTGCTTCTTGTATGGCTTTTATAACTAATTGTTCGGCTTTATTCCCTTTTGTTTTTTGATTTTTTATTGTTAATTCAGTAGCTAAATTAACTAAATCATTTTTTAGTGAATTGCTAGTTCTAACTTTTAATCCAGTAATTAAACCTTGTAAACTTTGAGCAGTTGATTTTCGGCCACCTAAATTTTTCATAGCCCTAGTGCCCTATAATTCATTTATTAATGATGATATATTTATTTCACCATTATTATCAAATATTTTGTTAAGTTTAATTGTTGTCTATTCTCCTATCTATTCTTTTGGAAGATTAATAGAAGTTTTTTCTAACCATTTTTGAAATTTTTGTTCTCCGCCTTTTTTCCCACGCTATTCTATATGTTTTTGTATAGATTCTAATTGAGAAATTAAATTATATATAGCATCATATTTATTAGTTTTATTTTTTCCTTTAATATTAATTAAAGTTTTCTACATTGAGTTAACTTCGCTTTTATTTAATTTTTTTATTTCTTTACGAAATCGTCTAAATATTTCATAAAGATTAGTAGCATCATTATTTCTTAAGTCTTGTATTGTTTTTGCATCTTTAAATAAATCCGCGGTTAACCCAAACATTCCAAAATTATCATATAATCCTTCTATTTTAAGTTCTCCGTGTAAATCTAGAATTTTTTCTTCATTTATTATGTTTATTAAATCTTCTGGTTTTAATTGAGAATATGCATTATTTAAAATTGAAGATAAATTTTTAGTCGCGAAAACTGTTATATTCTAAATTAAATAAGATTTTACTTCCTATGCGGCTTGGCTAGGAGACATAGATAAAAAATTTTTTTTTTACTTTGCATTATATTAACAAATGCAGAATATGCTTCTTTTGATTTTAAAATGGCATTAATAGAATCAGTAACCCAATGCGCTACTGTTGTATCTATACTTCCTTCTACTGACTCAAGCCATTTTTTTGCGCCAGGGAATATTTTTCTTGATTCTCCTTCTTTTGAAATGGGAGAATATAAATTACCATGTTCAACATATTCAACTAAAATTCTTTTTCTATATTTTTTTTGACCTTTTTGTATATAATCATTATAAGTTAAATTTAATTTAGCATACTTATCTCTTAATCTAGAAGAATTTTTACTATCCCATAATCCATTTAATTTTGAAATATGCGATGCTTCCATTGATTCTTTTTTACCATAAATACGATCATTTATTTTATTAATATGATCTTTTTCAGCTTCTACGATTGCCTTAGTATTAATTGTACCTTGCTATAATACATTTATTAATGTAATAACTTTATTATAATTAAAATTTTCTTCTGAAAGATAATTAGATAGTTGTTTAACTATTTTTTTATCTAATCCATCCATTCCTTTTAAAGTAGCAATTTTATTTTTAAAATATGCTATTTCATTATC